TGATTCCCAATGCCCCGGTGAAATTTGGCGGCTCGGGCTCATAGCCAAGGTCGCTTATGCCGCTTACCTGCTGACCTTTAACTCCTGCCGTGCCCGCAAGCGCCGTGCCTGCATATGGATCTTTGTCGGGCTTTTGAAGACCCCCAAGCATCGACTGCATATGCTTTGCATTCGCGGCGGCAATCTGCTCCGGGGTCATCTGACTTGGATCAAATCTCATGGTTTTCTCCTAGCAGCTAGTAAAACGTGAACCACGTAACGCGGCACCCATGCCTCGCTTTTTACCCGTGGTTACTTTACCCATTGCAATATCGGGCGTTTTTTCTACCTTTGCCGAAGCGTATGGAATAGAGCCCTGACCATCAATTACCGCCTTGTTTACCGGCTTAGGCGCGTTTGCCGCCGGAGCGCCGTTCACTTTAACTTTCATATCATTGATTCCTGTCAAACTGTTGTTTGAGTAATTCGCGCTCCAACGCCGCATCAATACGTGCCTGCGTTTGCCGTTCTTGACTAGCAAGCCTTTGCTGGAATTCCGTAGCCTTGTTTTGCATACGTTGTTGATCAAGCTGCAACTCGGCTTGATCCAACTGAGAATCCTGCTGGAACTTTTGTTGGTCCATCTGAAGCTCTTGTTGCTTCAATTGTATCAAAGGATCCGGCCCTTGTTGACCCTGACCACTTACTTCTGCGGCAATCTGCTTTAGCTTCTGAAACTCTTGTGCGTTGATCTGTGCCACCATAGACTCCAGTTGAAGCTCTAATTCTGGCGTCAAAGCCTGCCCGTTTGTTTGTTGCAACATCTGCGCCATAGCCGTTTCTTGCGATTTTAACTTTACGTGTTCAATAACATGCTTCTGTAAAGCCAAACCTACGGGAGGCAGTTGTTGCAACATGGGCGACGATGCAAACGTTAAGTGTGTGCGAATATGAGCATCATGGTCTTGACCCTCAAATGCTTTCATCTGAACCATATCCATAGAGTCCATATTCTCTTGTGCCGGATCTTTTGGAATCGGCTCATCAGAAGAAGGTGCTATAAGAAGCTTGTCTATGTCATTGATTCCTAACGCTTCGTACATACGTCGATAGGCTTCGTGAAGGTCGTGAAGCTGTGGCGCTTGCTGGGCCATTTCAAGCTGAGACTGCGCCATTGCAATGCGCTGTGCCTGAGAAAACGTATTCGGATTAGACACCGGAACCACATCTACGCGGTCGTCAAAATCCTCCCGCATAACCGTGCGATCCCCACCAGAAACAGCGTAAGGGTATTCTTGCGGCAAGTACTCCGACATCACTTTGGCTAGAAGCCTAAACTCCTGCTTCATGCTGTAGTGCAGGCGCTTATGCACCGCACTCATGACCCGTGAGCCCTGTTCCAATAACGCTACCGTAGTGCCCACAGGAGCCTGCTGGTTGCCGTCTCCAACCTTCATGTCTGTGATAGTGGCAAACCTACGACCCGCATCCACCACAAAGCTTAGAAGCTGCATCAACGTGCCGTCAGGACCTTTGAAAGGCAACGGCATCAAAGAATCTCGGATCGCGCCCCCCGGCGCATCTACGTCCCTAAATTCACCCGGCTGTAAAGGTTCGTCATCATCTCGGACCCTAAGCCCTCTAGCTTTAAAACCAGCAGGCAGATTAGAGAGAGTGCCAGCATCAATAAGCTGGCGAAGCGCCGCCGTAGCTGTTCTGGATAGGCCGCCAATAGTGTGGATAAGCCCAAGTCCGTAAAATCCAAACCCCGGAAGAAACTTGTAATGGACGAAATATTGAATCTTTCGTCGCCTTTCGTCGTCCTCTTCATAATTTCGTCTAATGGCAAGTATCTGTCCATTATCCTCACTAAGCGTAACAACGTAAGGAATTTTAATTCCCGTTGGTTCACCATCTTCCCCCATCTCCTCAAAACCGGGCAGATCCAAGTTCACATGGCATTCCAACAATGTGCATTCATAATCCAAATGACTAGGCTCTACGCCATTCAGTTTGTCCATCTCATCAGATACTTGACTTGAATCCGACTGAGACGGCAAAACAGGAATGTCTCGGTAAAACCCCATGACCTGACGAATACGCAAGTCATTCATGGACATCTTCACAACCTGAGTAATGTTCTCACATGAATCAAGGTCCGTGGCCCCATAAGGAACAACAATGTCTATTGCCGGAACAAACTTGCTGACCGCACGATCAATCGCTTCATCAAAATACACTTTCTTAAACGTAGAACCCGCCAAAGGCAAGTAAAACAACATCTGATCAAACTCAGGCGTGTATTCCTCCATCACATTCGTGATGTAGTAGTTCATAAACTCTTTTACACGAAACGCCTGCGCTTCATTAGATTTGGTCTTCTCCCCCACAACATGTGTGCGGACAGGACCCGATGGCGGCAAAAGCTCATTAAAAGCTTGCGCTTGAAATTGTGTGGCTGCCTCCGCCAACAACGGATGCGTTACACCCGTCGCGCCACGAAACGGCATCGTGCGCTCCTCGTAGTTGTACCCCAAAAGATCTAAACCCTTGGAATACGCATCCTCCCACTCGGCCCGAGAAGACTTGTTGGCTTCAAAATCATCTAGTAATCCAGAAGATAACTCGCCCAACGCTCTATCGTCCAACTCCTCTGCCAAGTTAGCAGAGAAATCGCCGCCGCCAAGACCAACCATGGCCAACGGATCAAGGTCAACAATGACGCCACCATCTTCCTGCTCCTCAATTTCAATACCCTCTGGGATAATGTCGTTGACAGAACTAATAAAAGTGCCGGGAGCCGCGACCTCTATGTCAAGCTCCATGTCCGCTTCATCAATCTCCGGACCTACAGTACTGTCCATTAAAGACGAAAGAAGTGCTTTATCGTCACCGTTTGCCATAAATAATCCCTAGAATTTCCGCGTTATTCTATCACGATCCGTCCCAAGGGTTCCCATCGTTGCATCGATCTTGCCATTCAAGCTCCTCAAACGAGGAAATGCCGGTGGGCTCATAATAATCACACATGTCGTAAACGCCATCATTTGTCACATCGCACTGTCTCTGCCACGTGATCATGTCAAACGTAAGGCCCTCGGACCACGGTATATATGTCTCGCACCACTCAGGAGTGCCCACGCCGCCCTGCGCTCCCGTTTCGACAGGAACATGGTCGCGCTTCGTAGTTGGCAAAACCTTGGTTAGCTTTACGTCGCCCTTGCTGTAGCTTTGCATCTGATACAGCTTTGAGTAATTCGTAACATAGACCTTTTCGTTAGGCTCAAGCGTGTACTGCAACCCGTCATCAAACAGTATTACTGTCTGCGCTGTTGCGGCCATCACAACCAAAGCAGCCAAACCTGCGATACACTTTTTCATTCGTTATCTCCTAGTGTATGGGATGTACGCGCCGACGCCGCGCTTGATATCAGATCCATTAAACATGTTTCTCGCTATCGGAGCAAGACTGCCTACGCCGCCTCCCCTAGCCATTCCTTTTGGCTCCGGGCCTTGTTGGCCTATTTTTAGATAGGGCCTACGATAGTTAGGGTCTATGGGGTATATCATTTTTTCCGCACTAATTTCTGCGGTTGTGGGCGGATATTGTTGTTTTAAGTCAGGATCTTCGCGTCTAGCTTGGACATTTCTAGCTTCAACTTCGCCGGGAACCGCCCTGTATTGCTGTATGGCCGAGTAATATCTAGTTCTGTTTTTGAAATAATCTTCGGTGGCTTCTCCATAAAGGGGCAAAAGAGGACGAACCGTGTCCACCATTTCTAAAACAGCTTCTGGGTCATTTCCAAAAGTCTCCATTAAGGCTTCCAACTCGTATCGTTCGTTAAAGCCACCCCCTGTTTTTTTGTCTATGGTATTGCGAAGTTCTACTTTCCTAGAAACATCGGTTATTTCAGACAATTCCTCTACGTCTCGTAATAGGTCCGGTACATTTTTATTTTTACGAACTAGCTTAAAAACAAGGGATAATTGGTCCGGTACGCGATAAGAGACTTTTTCTACATCTAGCTTACTAGCAACTTCTTTTTTAAGCTCTTTTTCCAGTGTCTTCTTTCTGTCCCTAACTTCTTTGTCTATCTCCGCAAAGTTTTTTGGCAAAAAAGTAGAGGTCGATGCGCCTCTTCTAAAATCTTCCTCAGTCTGTATGGCGTGTTGTAGCTCATGCAGGGCGGTAGAAACCACCGCTTCTCTGTCTTTGCTAGACCGAAGATACATTGTTTTTGTTGTTGCGTCGTAAGCCCCTTTTGTGTCTAAACTATCCAACAACGGAACGGGTTTTACTGTGATTTCACGAAATTGTGGATATGCCTCAAAAACTTGTGGGAAATCCAAAACATCATCTAGTTTTAATGTTTCACCGCTCGTAAAGCCCGGACCAAAAAGAGTTTTACCGTCAGACGCTTCAAAACTGGCTTTAATGTCCGCTTTAGATGTGTCAAATTCAACCCGAAACTGGCCATCCGACGGGTCGTAATATCCTCGTTTACTTTGGTTGGCTTGGGCATTCCATAAGTCTTGCCCTTCTAACCCTTGTTCCCGAAGTTTATCTACACGCTGTTGTATGTTTTTAGCGCCTTTTGCCGCTAAACCCCCAAAAATAGCAAAGAATTTACCCACCGGTGTTACGTCTGCGGTGTCTAAGGCAGCAAAGCCATACTCAAGAGCAGAAGGATCTTCACCGTAAGCTTTACGCTCTAAGACGGTAGCAATGCCTCCACCGGGCAACATGAATTCTGCGGGACTGCCCGCCACACGGCGCTCCACCCCACGGAATATTTCCGCAGCCTTGGCCATTAAAGGTGAGTCAGGAGCCTTAATGACGCCGTACTGCTCTTCCGGCGTCATAGTCTGCTCAACAGGGCGCTCTTCCTCCAAAAACGAAAGCGTAGGAGCTACCTCGCCGCCTTCTGCAAAATCAAAAGTGGGGTCCACAGTCGAAGTGTTTTGAGGCGGCGGCGTCACAATGGGCTTATCAAACGGTCGATGAAATCGACCAACAACCGTGTCCTCAAATTGAGAAACGGGGTCTTGCGGGAGAGGGCTTGAATTGTTTTCCGCACCCGGCGGGAGAGGTATGCCTTGAATAAACGAAGGGTGAAAACCCCCTCCAAGCGCATTAGGCAACCGTAACATATCGCCGGGAGGCTGTTGAAACAAAGAACCCACCCCGCGATAGATTTGACCGGGCAGGTTTATATCGCCATATACCCGGCCTATGGTTTTTAAGAAATTAGTAAAATCGGTGTACGCCCCGCCTAAAGACATAACTTAACCCGCCATGGGCATGATGCCCTGTTGCATCGTGGGCACTGGTCCTTGGGCCGTGGGCGGTGGTCCGGGAGGCATCATACCTTGTGGGGGCATACCGGGAGGACCCTGTGGAGGCATACCCTGTGGAGGCATACCCTGTGGAGGCATACCCTGTGGAGGGCCTTGTTGCTGCTGCTGTTGTTGGGCCATTTGTTGCTGCTGCTGTTGTTGTTGGGCCATTTGTTGCTGTTGTTCTTGCTCCAGCCGTTGCATTGTCCGCACAAGAGCCGCCCTTTGTCGATCACGGCTCACGGGTGCTTCGTTTTTCTGAGATAAAAAGCTTTCAATCCCCTGCCCTGTGACAGGAGAATCGTCTCTTTTCATTAGGCTTACAATGCCGCCCGCGTTCATTTTTTTAACCTCTTCTTCCGGCGGAACACTCGGTGCCCGAGCCTCCCCCGCAGTCGATCCTGCAATAATTTCAGCGGCTAACTCGGGCGGAACATTTTGCTGGGCAAGGTAGTCTTGTAGAAGATTTTGAATAAGAGAAGGGTCAAAACCACCAAAGCCCCCGCCCCCTATTCCACTAAAACCAGAAAAAGGCGAAGTTGATTTCTCTGTTGAAAAACCTTCCGAAATTGCTCCCTCAAGTCCCCCGCGTGGCGGTCCAGAAGGGGCGGCCTGCGTTCTTTCTTGAATCAAAGCTCGAAGCTCTTCGTCAGAAGGTTGTGGTGCAAACGCGTTTTTGTTTTGCATAAAAGCATTTATGTTTCCAAAATCCGGGAGATTAGGAAGATCAAACATTGGGGTGGTGCCGGGTCCGGGAGTGTCGGGTCCGGGAGTGCCCGGAGGAGTGACCGGAGGAGTACCGGGTCCGGGAGTGACCGGAGGGAGCCCTAGATCTTCCGGGGGAGGTGGTATATTTCCCGGATCTTTGGGCGGCGGCGGAGCAGGGTCGTCCGGAATGTCAAAAGGGTCAACAACAATGTTGTCGTACTGCGACATTTCGTCGGCCGTAACAACAATGTTGTCTATTGCTTGTCTTTGCTGTTCCGCAGTTTGCCCCGAAGGTAACAGGTTGCCTTCCGCGTCTCGGCCAATCCGCACAGGCGAGGTAACTCCTTGCCCCGGAGCCGATTGTTTAAATTGATCCGTGACCGGAATAGACGCGTCTTCAACATACTCGTTTAACGTATTTTGTAGACGCGTCATTCGCGCCCAGTTCTCATCGTTTAATCCCGAAAAATCGTCTCTAGTGTAATCAAACGGTCTTGTGGGGTCGTTAAATCTACGGACTATCCAATCGTTTTCTGGGTCTGTGAAAAATTGAGCAAACCACTGAGAATCTTCCTTGGAAATTAGGCCGGAAGCGGCTAAAACCGCTATCATCTGAGCGTTGTTTGTTCCCGGATTAAACGTTATTCGGTTGTTTGATACGGTAATAAAATTTGAAAAAATACCGTCTAGGTTGAGCCCCATCCTACGAAGCTCTTCTTTAGCCTTTTCGTCAAGCTCATCAAATATTTTGCCTACAGCACTCATTACATGTTTCCTTTGGCAAACAAAGCCCCAATGCCGTGGGATGCAATAGGACTTACCGCACCGCCCCGCGCAAAGGAGGGCGTAGAGTCATACTCTACGTCTTGAACGTCATACGAATACACCTTGCCGTCGTCCACAAAATACATCTTGTTGCCAATTCTTTCATTAGTGTAAATAGGGTTTCGGGATCGCATTGCGCGGCCTCTTTCATCTAGTTGATGACCAAGTCCCAGATGAGCCGCTTGCAAAGCCTCCGTATCCGAGTAATTACGAGGGTCAATACCAATTGGAACGTAAGAAGTATTTTGATGCCTAGCATCATTAACACGGTCGTAGTTGTGATAAATAGAACCGCGCTCGGGGTCATAAAAAGCTCCCTCACCGTATCTACCCTCCATGTTCCCCAACAACCGGTTAAATTCGTCCGCGTCAACTTCTTGCCTAGAGCCCGCAAGAACATTTGTGCCCGACATTCTGTGTCGTCTGCTGTGTATAAACGGGTCGTAACCCTCTAGGCTGGCAGGGTTAACGTATCCCGTGGGCGGTCCAGAAGGGGGCGGGGGCTCCCCCGGAGGGTCAGGATCCCCCGGAGGCGGCACAGTAGGATCAAGGATACAAACACCTCTTGGCCCCATTATGTACCCTGCCGGACAAGGGTTTGACGGAGGGTCCGGCGGGGGATCCGGAGTCGGATCGGGTCCGGGATCAAAGGGCGGTAAAGGGTCCGGGGGCGTGTACACGCCGGGCGGCGGTAAAGGAACCGTTCCAGAGGGATCCGGGTCTACATAAGTTCCGGGGTTCGTTATCGACGGGGTGCCCGTTGAGGGTTGATACCCATACGCCAACATAATGTCACTTGCATAAGGGTTATAGAGTTGTTGCAACAATGCTTGCAACGAAGTGTCTGAATCATAATCGTATGGGTCGGCCATAAAATTACCCGTAATATTGTTTTAACGTTAAAGAAGCGTTTTCTTCTTCCCAATAATCAGTGGGCAACTGAATAAAATTACCCTGTCGATAACGCATCAACGCCTGTGTCGTGCTATCAACTAAATCATCATGCTCCCCATTGGGAAACGCCGCACATTCCTCAATAACCTCATGTGCCCAAGATTCATCCGGTGCCCAAATCATCCCACTCTCAAATAAAGTAGAAACACTATGCACCCTTGACACCTTGTCATTTCCCCGGCTAGGGGTAAAGTTTACCACAGGAATTCCCATGTTTCGCAGTTCGTGCGTCAACGGCATACCACTGGCTTTGGCCTCAATAATTATCGTTTCCGGCTCCCAAAACTTATACGCCTCCATGGCCATGTGTTTCAACTCAGGAAAGTCCCATCGACCCTTTTTAGCATCTAACAAAATTAATGCCGATACCGTCCCCTCCTCCGGATAAAATACCCCCCACGTCGTGATCGCACTGTAGTCCGCCCTAGTGCTTTTAGAAAACGCCGTGTCATAGCTCTGAATAATATACTGCAATTGGGGAATATTTTGCTTGTCCCAAACGTTCCACCACTCCCGCTTGATAATCGCGTTTTCATCGCCGGTCGGGTTTTGTTGGTACTGAGCATTCCACTTCGGCAAAGGAATCGACGCCTTAACCGCTTGCATCTCCTCAAATGACCAGAATTGCGGCCACAAAGGCTTACCAGACGGCATTTCCATAGGAAATTCTATGACCTCCCAGTTGTCCGCCAAGCTGTCACGGGCCTGCGCCCGGATCAATTGACCCGTCAAATCCTTTTCAGACCACCGGGTCATCACCACAATGATCGCTCCACCGGGCTGCAAACGTTGGCGAGGACCCCCCGTCTACCACTCCCAAGCATCATCAAACCCATTCAACGACATCGCCGTCTGCTCAGAGTGCGGATC